TTACATGCAACATGGCCTGCTGTAGCACCAGCATGATATCCTGGGTCTTCCCATTCTTGTGTCTTATCGCCGTCTGTAATCCAAGATACATAGATGTGGGTGTTGTCAATATTTTTCTTATACTTCGTGCCGTCTTCTTTTCTTATCGTTGCTTCACCTTTGATTGTATGAGCATTCATAACATAGTAATTTGTTGGGCCATCATTTGTTATCAAACTATCTGCCTCGTCTTTGTCCTGTGTATGTAACATACCTAGTACCATTGTATCATACATGTAGTTAGGCACTTTAGTCCACTCTCTAAAATAGCAAGGTATCTTATGAGCAATACCCTTGTGATATATTTCGTGTGTCATTGTGCTATCAACAGCAATCAATACGTCTGGTATAGGATTATCTCTATAGTAAGCATTACAGGCATATATCTTACCATGTTCTTTTAGTTTTGTCAAGTCAAAATCTTTACGACTTTCACCATTGCCAATAATAAAAACTCTATTCTTCATAACTATACCTTGTCTAGGCCATCTTTCATCAGCAGTAGGAAATCTATCTGCCTTGTTTCTTTTAGATTGCTCTAATCCTATTTTTAATAATTCTTCTTCTTTAGGCCATTCTTCATCAAAATATTTAACCATAATAATAATTCGCTAAACCTACAACTAATAGTGTAACAAGTATAGAGTTCAATACTAATAATGCTCTATCATGCCATAGATATCCTACGTATGCCCAACCTATAGTTCCAAACAGACCAAACCACATATCTATTTGAGGTATTGATCCAACACTTCTGGCTACAGTTGCAAATAATATAAGAAATACTGATACCCATTTTACATACCAAGACAGATCACCTCTAGGTGTAATCTTCTTAATAACTCTGCTACTGTTTAGTTTAGCAATCTTGTCATCTAGTTTTTCTCTTATTGGTTCTATTGTCATTTCTTTTTCTTTTTAGTTATATGTTTGTAATCTAGGTATTGTGAGCACCACTCATAAAAACTATCATTGTTAGCAGGCCAACATGAAGCAAATGTTTTGTCCTTACGTTGCTGTCTATATTCTTCTCTTACTTGTTCCTCTGTTAACTTACCCTCTTCCATCTAACTCCTTCAAATTGTTTTCTTTCCATTCTTTAGTTGTATCAGGATGATCCCACTTCTCTATTTCTTCTTTTGTTCTACTGCAACCCATACAATAACCACTTTCTTCATCTATTGTACATATGTTTATACATGGTGGCGGTACATATTCGTTCACACAAATACCTCTTTCATTATAAACTTACATTTAGTAAGGTTAAACTTTATAAATGGTGATAGTTTCTTTATTTTAAACGATTTTTCAGGCCAGATAACTGTTTCAGCAATGTCTTTGTCCCATCTCTTAATAAAAGATAAAATCTTATCCAAGATGATGATTGTTTGTACTGATATTTTTTCAGATAGAAGTAGTCGTAGCAATCGTGGATGTTGCCCATTATGTACACGAAACACATCATCAAACAAAATAGAATTATCATTAATGACATTAGAAAGTAATACACAATCCCCTCTAAAATTGTACGTAAAAGATTGATTATACTTTCGCCACTTATTGTAAGTAGTTTCTCCATCTGCTCTAACTAAATTGCCTATCCATGTTTTTGAATTATGGAAGAAGTTACATATAAAATAATCTAGCATTTCTTCCTTTGTATATTTAGTTGTAAGTTTATGAAAGAAAAATCTATCATTACGTTTTAAAAATGTGTTAAATGATGAATTAACTTTGGCATTGTGCCTGTAAAAATCATAACTATCGGAAGTGAAGTGTAGTTTAATAGCCAAATATAATGTATATGCTTCATAACTATTCATATAGGTAAAACTGCTGTACTTGATCGCTCAACCAAGTTCAGTTTTTCTGCCTCTGCTTTTATTTTTTCTTTTAATGATTTGTTGATTAAAGGACCTACAGACGCTGTGTCTATGTCGTTATCTTCACAATAATGCAATACAGCATCCAGGTAAGATATTCTTTTATCCTTTACTACGCCCTCTATAATAAGAGCAAACTTTTTACTATTCATTAACATTATAGTTTTCTGACTATGTGTTTTCTTAATGCTCTTGTTAGTTCTTCTATTTTATCTATGATACTAATTAAACTTGGGTCTGTAATATAAGTTTGTTCTGCTTTTAGTCTATCATATTCTTTTAACGGTATTGTTACCGTTGATTGCTCATTCTCATAAGTCATATCTTGCTCATGCGAATCTCTATTGTAATTATCTGCCATAATTTACCTCACTTTATAATAATATTATATCACAATCTACGTATTTGTCAAGCCTGTTTCTGTTACTAGGTACAGGCAAACCCTTATAGCAGATTAAGCTGCCATTGCAAAGTTATTATTTGCGTTTATAAAGACTATAAGGTAGTCAACCATTTAACTCCAGTATGTTTTATCTGTGAATCGATCCTAACTCTACCCCCTAAATTTCATTGTTTAGATGGTGGAGTAGCCGAGAATTGCACTCGGGTCTTCTACAGGTATTATCATACCTTCTACGTTAAATTCTATAAATTAAGTCCTGGTGCGTATTGTTCCATAATTTCAGGATTTAATTGTAAATTAAATGTTCTAAAAATTACGCATACATCTTTACCAGTAGGTGTGGTAACGGTTGCAAATGTTTCGCCGTTGCTTTTATTTAAATAATATACTACTATATAAACTACTACACCATCTGGATCACCACCTTCTTTGCCGTAACTTAATGAGAGAGGTGTAAAACCTTTATCATTCGCCCAACGATCAATTTCTTCAGGTGCACCACAAACTACAGGTACTTCATCCCAATAGAAGTTGTACTTTTTGATTTCTGACTCTTCAGCAATTGTTACACTTGTTAACAATAATAGTCCGAGTATAGATAGTAATAGTTTTTTCATAGTTAGCCTTTCGGTCTAACTATTTATACTATTCCTTTCAAAAAAGTCTTTCGTGTGCTTATAAAACAGCTCTTGGTGTTTTGCAATGCTCTCTGGTCCATGTATCCACTCTTGTACAAACCCGTCTTCACAGGCAGCCAGAATAACCGTTTGTTCTATCTTTTTATTAGGATAGATTTCTTCAAACATTTTAGCATATGCTGAACATTGTAAGAAGTTACCATAGTTATAATCTTTATCTCTTTGTTTTGTACTGGTCTTAAAATCAATTACAGATAGTTTGCCTTTATATTCAGCAATACAATCTACTTGACCTGCAACACTAATCTCTTTTGAGTATAGATATTCTTCTACACAATGTATGTTATCAAGTCTAGCAAGATAAGGTTTAATAATTCTAAACAGACCTAGTGGTGTCACAGCTGTGATGCCCATAGACTTCTCATCTTGGTTTCTAATATGATTTTCTATTAGTGTGTGGGTTGCCTTACCTCTATTTATGGCAGAGGCAGATATGTAGTTGGCCATCTTCTCACCAACTGCATTACGCCAACCTTCAATCTTTACTTTTCTTTCGGGAATCGCACCTAGAATAGAAGTAACAGAAGGCATATTAACACCATCAATAGTATAATATCTTATACCATCTTGGTTCTTACCTTTCACACCTAAAGTTTTAGGTAGTTTTTCTTCATTCAGTTCTACATAATTAAACGCCATAATATACCTTCCGTTAAATATTATATAATCATTATATCATTATTTGTCAATATTGTCAAGCCCCTTGTAGGCCATCTTTAATCTATGAAAATCTGTACAATATTCTATGCCAAATGCTTTATATTCTTTTGTAAAATGAAATAGTTGCTCAATACTACGATAGACTTTCTCTATCTGATTAGCACCTGGTTGCTCATATTCTGCACATAATGGTAAATGTATTGTAGTTTTGTAACCTTTTAGTTGCCAAAATACTGCACTCATAGGTTTTGCATTTATAACACAACCACCTAGATTACACCCACCTATTATTACTTGGGTATTGTATTCTTTAATATCCCAATTCATGTGGTCTTCTACTTTTTCTATGATGTTTGATATTTGTTCTTCGCTTGAAGTATAGACTATATCATAGCCTGCACCATGTAACATTGCTAACAATTCAGAAAATTCATTATGCTCTGGTTTTGTATTTGTAACAAAGACAATATTATCTTTGTCAAGGTTTGAACATGTAGCAAATTTAAGTAATTCGGAATATCTTCTACCGTTTGTATATTGGTCACCCAATAAAGGATGACCAATAAAATCAATTAACATAACAATGGTGTATTTCATTATATACCTTTTTGACAATACAAATCAATTATCTTGTCTTGTTCTTTTTTTCTATCATCATTAAGACGTTCAACAGCTCAACTAGGGTCATACGGTTCGTATACCGTCTTACCATCATCATTTCTGTATGCTCTTAATACTTGTTTTCTGTTTTCTTCTTTGTTCTTATACGAACAATGAATCCATCCGCTATTAGGTTCTTCTGGTTTATGAAACTCTAAAATCAGTTGGTCAAAATCTAAAGTATCTATAATATACTTTGCTAAGTCAGCGTTAGCAATTCCAAAGATTTCAAAGTCCGCAGCCTGGCCTTTTGCGTGCTGGGACTTCATACTTGACCCAATCTTTACACACAATTCAGGACTACGATAACCACTTGATACAGATACTACTTTGCCATAATGATCTCTAACTTTTTGTAGAACATTATCACATAGTTTTTTTAAGTTATCCATATGATCTTCGCTTGGATTATTGCTAATACCATGTCTATCTGCTGTTTGTGAAGCAGTTAGTTCTTTAAGCGAAAAGTTTTTGCTTAGTTGCATTTAGTTTATCCTTTGCATTTAGTTTAATTTTCTTCAAGGTTCTTACATCAAACCATAATTTAGATGATCTGTCATTTCTTCTTTTTTCTTCAACTTCATTCACTGCTCTTTTCAGTTCTTTATGATGAGTTTTCACTTCTAACATATTACCCCCTTGTAAGTTTTAACAATTTGTCCATCTGAGCCTTGATAATTGGTCCTCTATTTGGCCAATGTATATAAGGTTCATTAGACTTTGAAAGATTATATAAAAAAGGTAACATAATCTTTTCAATCTCTTTAAATCTTGCTGTAGTATCAGCGTCCTGTATATCTTTGTTAACAGAGTCTTTCTCTGCTACAATCTGCATAACCTCATTCATAGCAGATTTTATATCAGATACGTCTGACTTAATTTTTGCTAGTTCTAGTGGATCAGCACTCGGCTGACTTGTTGTTTCTTCAGCTGGTTTTTTAGATACAGGAGTAAAACCAAAGTCAACGTCTGTATCAAACTCTCGCATAAAATCAGGTATGTCTGCCATAGTTATTCTCCTTGTTTATTTTGTGTTTTAATTACTTGATTTAATAATGTTGTATAAGGATTAAAGTTATAATCTTTTACCCCACAACCTGTTAGTAGTATTAGCGTTGGCAGGACTATAAGTCCTGCCCGCATTGTATTGTACAATGAGCGGATTGACTTATTAGACTCTGGTATACGACCGTTGTTGTTCAGTTGCTCGCTCTGTACCCATTTATTATTTATTTTTTGCACGTTGTCTAGCCATATGTTTTTTAACTACTTGTTCTGTTTTAATCTGTTTAACGCTTTTCTTACCATGTTCTCTGCCAAAGGCACTTTGTGGGTGTGCTTCTGCGATTTTTGATTGCACTTCTTTCCATCCTTGATCATGTCTATAACTCATACCACTAACACCTGCAACAATATTAACACTTGTAATCTGTTGTTTTACATGTTTGTTCTTTTTAAGATATGATTCCATTTCGCTTATTGACATCATGTCAGTAAACTCTTTACCAGTTTTGGTATTCTTAAATGTGTATAGGGGCATTTATTTTAAAGTTAGATGAAATAGTAATTGATTTGTTGCTAAAAGCATATCTTCTA